CGGACTCGCAGCCCGGATCGAGAATCGCTTCCGCGACTGCTGCATCGCCCCGCGCAACGTCGAGCGCGATCTCGTACACGTTGTCGATCTCGTAGTTGAGCACGTAGTCACTGAGATGCCGGGGCGAGTCAATGATGTGCAGCACGCTCCCGTGCGCAAGGGCCGTGCGGCGGTCGCATCCGCCGAAAAGACCACCGAAGCATCCCTCGTCAGTGATTTCGCGCACTTGATCACGCGAGCCGTGCCAGACCTGGATTGCGATCGCATCGGTCATTGATCAGTTCTCGAACACCTGGGCGCCGTCCGCCGTGATCCAGACCCGGCGGTCGAACTCCGTCGCCATTTCGTGCACCGGCAGGCCGGTGGCGATGTTGGTCCCGGTCCGGCCGGTGCGGGCGTAGCCGCGGCCGTCGTGCTCCACAAGGATCGGCTTGCCCTGCGGCGTGGTCACCAAGCCGACCTGCATCACGCCGCGCGAGGCCTTGTTGGTGTCTGTGACTTGGGCGTGGATGCGGGTGGCCTGCATGTTGCTGCTCCCTGATGACTTAGCTGCCGATGATCACGATGCCCGCCTCTTCCGGTCCTACGCGATCGACGTAGGCCTGCAAAAATTCGGCTGGACTGCACGGGGCCATCTTGTTTGCAAGCTCGTTGCAGATGTCCTCGTCCAGCGGGTAAGCGTCCAGCTGCACCTGTGTGATCTCCGTGATGTCCATTTCGACGAGCGCTCCGGTCCAAGGGTTGACCAGCTCAATCACGATGGGGGTGGTGCCAGCGATGTTGTCGGTGTCGGACATTGTCGTCTCCAGCCCCTGATGCCCGGGGCGCGGGGGTCAAGGCAATCTCGACCGTGGGGAGACTGTACCCTAGTCGGGTACTCCCGTCAAGCGCCCGATGCGCTGACTGCGCAACTATTGGCCAGCTCGACGACGTCGTAGCGCTCGCGGCGGCCGGTGCCGACCAGGAAACACGCGCCGGCGAATGCGTCGGCGTGGGCGCGGTGCTTGAATCTCAGCGCCGCCGATGGATCTCGCGTCCAGGCAGCGTATCCGGTCACAGGGCAGATGCCCCGCCAATACGAATGCCGAGTGCCGTCGCTGCAGGTGCTGCGGATGATGTAGCGCGCGCCGCTCACTCCCGCACCTGCCGCGCGTAGCGCCGGATCGTCCGAACCGCGACACCGGTGATGCGCGCGATGTCCGCGCACGAGAGCCCATCGCGCGCGAGCTGGTGGATGCGCTCGACGATCACCGCCGGCGTCGGGCGCCCGCTGTGCCCGACGCCGACGCGCAGATCGCGGCGGCGCTCGTTCTGGTTCATCTGCTCGCGCGCCAGCGCGCACATCGCGTCGACGAGCGCGATCGGCGCGAATCCCCAGCCCGCCGGGATGGTTTCGCTGCTCATTCGAGCCCCTCGGCGCACCGGACAGCGCGGAGCACGGCCCACGATCCGCCGAAAGGGCGTACGTAACGCGTTATAACGCGGGGCAGGCGCTTGGGACGGCTCATGATCGCCCCCCAGCCGCTTGGCGGGCCTGTGCGGGCTCTGGCGCGGTCGACCCGAAAAGGTCCTCCTGCGCCGACTCCAGCTGCCGCCGTCGGGCGCGCGCGAGCAGCTTGCGGATCCCGCGCGCGGTGTAGCCGTAGCGGCGGATGATCTCGTGCCGCGGCACGCCAGCCGCGTCCTGCTCGACGATCTCGCGCTCCAGGCGCGAGAGCCGATACGCGTGATCGGCGGGGATGCCGACGTATTGTCCCGCCCAACCCTCGACGACCGCGTCGGCCGCAGCATAGGCCGCGGCCTCGGCGGCCTCGTCGCGCACGCCCACATCGACCAGCGTCTCGCGCACGGTCGCGATCAGCGACTCGATCAGCTCGCAGCGGCGCATGGCCATCGTCTGATTCATCACACACCTCCGGCGCCCGGCGCAGCGCCGGGCGAGGTCATTGCGGCCAGGTCCTCGGCCGCCACGCGGCCGAGCCGCTCCATCTGTTCGAGCCAGCGCTGATGCGCATCGGCCTCGCGCTCCGCCGGTGGGCTGTTGCCGACGCGCTGCTTCGGCGTCACGCGCGCCACCGTGGCCTGATCGCCGGCGATGGCGTAGCAGACCGCGCGCAGGTAGCCGTGGCTGCGGAGCGGCAGCTCGAGCTGATCGGCCTGCGCAAGCATCTGCTCGATCGCCAGCGCCCACACCTGATGCGAGGCGCGCCGGCGCTCGCCGGTGCGATCGTCGCGGCTGACAGTGCCAGCGGTGACCAGCGCGTGCAGCTCATCGACGACGCGCACCGCGCGCGGCAACGCCAGCGAGCGCTGCGCCGGACGCCACAGCCGCAGATAGCCGAGCGCCGCGCGCCCGAGCGCCGGCTCGAAATCCGCGAACCGCGCAGCGAGACGCTTGGCCTCGCCGTCGACGAACATCACGTCGATCGGCCCCTCGAATCCGCAGCTCGGGCAGCAGGCGCGCAGGCTCATGCAACACGCTCCGCGGCGGCCTGGCCTGCCGCGTGCGCGGCGTAGGGGATGCCCACCTTTTCCAGCCAGCGGATGTTCCGGCGCCAGTTCATCGGAGCGCGCAGCTCGGTCGCGAACGCCTCCGGCTCGCGCCCAGCGGCACGGCACTGCTGCACGTAGTACGCCAGCTGCGCTTGCTTCTTGGCTTCGTAGTCCAGCGCCGCGAGGATCTTCTGGAGCTGCGCGCCGTTCGTGCACCAGGCCACGCGCTCGATGCCGAACATGCGCCGCGCGATCGCGTCGGCATAGCTCCACGGGGCTTTCAGCTGCGCGAGCAGCGCCTCGATCTTCGTCACGTACTCGGGCAGCTGGGCGAAGTTCTTCGGCTTGCCGCGCGTCTTGGGGCTGGCCGCGGGCTTGAAGCCCAGCCGATCGAGCTCGCGCAGCACCGCGTTGAGCTGCGGCTCCGTGCAATCCGCGGCGCTGCGCACGGGCTTGCCGTGCTGAGCGCTGATGCGCTCGAGCATGTCGCGATACACGTCCTCGGCCATGCCGAGGCGTTGGCGGCCGATGTGGATCGTCGCGAGCTTGCTCATGCGTGCATCGCGGCTCATGACGCAGGCTCCGCCGGAGCCAGGCCATGCGCCGCGGCAATCGCCGCGCGCTGCACATGCAGCTCGGCGATGACCTGGTCGATCAGCTCCACCGCGCGCGCGCCCTGGCCGCGCGCGTTGCGAGTGAGGGCGACGTACAGGCGCGAATGCGACAGCGCCAGCGCGTGCTGCAGCGGGTTGGCCGGGGGCGTCATCGCGCGGCCTCCATGCGCTGATCGAGCGTCGTCGGCGCGCGCGTCGCGTCCGCGAGCACATCACGCGTCTCCGGCTCAATGCGTCCCACCCACGTGCCGTCGATGCGGGCGCGCGTCTCGGCGAGGATCTGCGCGGCGGCGTCGATCGCGATCAGTGCGTCCTCATCGTCGCCGTCGATCGCGGCACCGATCGCGGCATCGATCTGCGCGCGTGCCAACACCAGATGCCGCTGGTCGCGCGTGCTCAAGGCGCTCACAGCACCTGCTCCAGCTCGGTGTCCCACGGCTTGACGACAAAGTCCTCGCGCTGGCCGATGGTCAGGCCCTTGACCTGCTGCGCGACATCCGGCCACCTGAGCACCGCCTCTTTGTCGATCTCCTCGCGCACGCGCACGAAGTGCCCGAGACCGAGCTTCTTGAGCGACGCGATGACCGCATCCACCGCACGCACACTCACGCTCGGCGGCCGCATGCGCCACTGCACCTCGCCGCTTCCGAAGCGGAAAAACTTGCGCTTGCCGCCCTCGGTCAGCTCGCCGCGGTGGGCCTCACAGTAGCTCTGCACGCGCTCGCAGAGCACCTTGAGCTCCTCGGTCCACACCGCGGCCTCGGCCTCGTGGCGCTCGCGCACTGCGGCCAGCTCATCATTCATCGCGGTCTCGATGCGCTGGCGCTGGCGCTGCGCCAGGCCAATGCGGTAGATCAGCGCATTGCACTCACCCGCGTTCTGCGGCGCGGCGATCGTCGGCGTGGCGACGCGCGTCGTCTTCTTGCTCTTGCTGCTCATCGTGGATCTCCTGTTGATGGCGGAATAGGTCGGCGAACACGGCTCGGGCCTTGAGCCCGAGCAGGGGCGTCAGCTCGTCATCCATGACGCACGGCCGGGCTTGCGGGCGTATACGCGTGCGCGAGCGCCGGCGCGGCCCACTCGACGCGGCAGCCCTCGATCTCGACCTCGCCCACGATCTCGCGATGGCCATGCGCGCCGGTGCGGTGTGCCAGGCGAGCGCCGGGGATTGGCGTGCGCGGTGGCGCGATCACGATGTGCGGCTTGCCGCTCGTGACGGTCACGCTCTCGATCACGTGGCCGTGCGCATCGAGGCGCAGCAGCGCATCGATCGCGCGATCGAGCGCGCGGTAAATGAAGCGGTTGCCGACCGCGGCGCAGTCCTTATAGGTATGGCCGCTCATCGGGCGCTCTCCCGGACGATGTCGGCCGTCACGCGCGGCGCGCCGAGTTCGGCCGCCGCATTGATCGCGCGGGCCGCAACGTTGTGCACCGCCAGCGGATACAGCATCGAGCCGCGATCGCGGCCGCTGGTGGCGAGGTGCCCGCGGATGGCATCGCACGCAGCATCGTCGAGGACCTTCGCGCGATCGGCGCCGATGCGCGCGAAGCGGTGCGTGAGGTAGCGGCCCAGGTGATCGTCGAGCGGCGCCAGCGTCGCGATCTCGCAGCGCTGCACGACCTCGCGCACATGCGGGTCTTTCTCGGACAGCTTGAGCCCCAGCTCCGGCTGGCCGATCAGGATGATCGAGAGCAGCGGCCGCATGCCGTCCTTGAGTTCGAGGTAGCGTTTCAGGTGCCGGAGCGTCGGCACCGGCATCGCGTGAGCCTCCTCGATGATCAGCAGGTGCCGATGGCCCGAGCGTGCGCTCTCCTGCAGCGCGCCGTGGAGCTGCGCGAAGCGCGCCTCGGGGCTGCTCTTGATCTGCGCCAGCGGCTGCACCGCGCGCATGATCGCCTCGCCGATGTGCATCGCCCTGAGCGTCTTGCCCACGGTGTCGGTGGCCTCCATCGCGACCACGTAGGGCTGGATCACGATGACAGACGCGTCGTCGCGCGTGAGGCGCTCGATCAGCTCCTCGCGCAGCGTCGACTTGCCGCTGCCGCTCTCGCCGATCACGGCGAGCATGCCGCCGTAGCGGGCCTTGTCGAGCATCGCGTCGCGCACGTAGCGCACGTCCGGGCTGGCGTACACATCGCCCGGCTCCTGGCATTCGCCGAAGGGATCGCGCGTCAAGCCGAAGTGCTGGCGCGCCTTCGGGGTCACACTCTGCTTGCGCAGTAACATGGTGTCGTTCTCCTGGTCTTGGAAAGGGACTGCGGGGACAACCGGCCGCGGCGCGTTGGAGCGCGTCGCGGCCTTCTTCTTCCTCAGCGCGATCGCCGGATCAAGCCCGCGACGGATGAGGCATTCGGACAGACGCTGACGCAGCTCCGGAATCCGGCGCGGCCAACGACCGTGATTCGTGAGCACGCTCAGCGTGCTGCGGGAGACACCGCACTCGTCGGCCAGTGCCGACAGCGGCACGCGGGCTTCGACGAGCACGTCTTGGAGGGCGAGTGCGGTCATGGGGTCAGCCCATCCGCGGCCATCGCGGCGCGCAGGTCGATCACGTCGTTGGCGATGTAGTTGACATAGGCCTCGAAATGGCGTCGGTTGCGGATCGCGTTTGCGGATCGCAGGCACCGAAGAAAAACCGACGTTCGCGCCGCCACGAACGCATCCAGCGCGCGCTCGTGCAACAGCTCTTGCAGACGTTCGGACATCTCACGCTCCTCCATTGATCGCGGCCAGACGCGGCCGCAGCAGGGTGATGGCGCAGTCCTCGACGCGCTCCTCGGCCACGCCCTCGGGCCAACGCATCTCGCACTGCTCGTACAGCTCGGCGGTCCACGTGCCGCCGCGCGCCTCAACGGCGGCCTTGATCCGCTTGACCAGGGCAATGCCCGTCAGCGGCGGGGACTCGTATTGACGGATCGGCACCGGCGCCGCGACCGGCGCGACCACCTCGGGTGCGGCCACGCTGCTCGCCGTGGCTGCTCGCGGCAGCGCCGGCGGCACCGGCGTCGACGACCACGCGGCCATGGGATCGATGGCGCCGCCGAAGGGCAGGCGCTTGGCCTTGCGCGCGGCCTCGCGGGCCTCGCGCGTCTCCTCGCCGGTGATGAGCTTGTCGATCTCCACCGCGCGCGCCTCGGCCGGCGTCTGCGGCAGCGTCGCGAACTCGCCGTAGGGTGTGGCCGTGTCCAGGAACCCGAACTGGTCGACGCCGACGCGCGGCGCGAGGTAATGCCGCACGCGGCCCTTGACCTGGTCGTCATCGATCAGCACGCGGACGGTCTCGGTGTCCAGCGCGTTGCGCACGATCTGCAACGTCTGGCCCTGGATCAGATCCGGCAGGCCGCGCACATCCCAGCGCTGGCCATACGCGCGCACGTACCCGTCGCGCACCTTCGCCGCGCCCGGCGCGCTGTGCGCCAAAGCGCGCAGCACCGCGACGTTCGGCGCCAGCACCAGCTGCGCCGGCGTGATGCGAAGCCACGCGTCGCGCCTGGTCATCTTGTGCCGGCTGTGGATGCGTGTGGCGTTGAACTGCGCGGCCCAGCGCTGCGCCAGGCCGTTGATCTCATCGATGCTGGTCACCGGCGCGCGCAGCTTGAGGCCGGCCTCGAACAGCCGCTCGACGATGTGCTGCGCCTGTTCCACCTGGCCCTTGGCGCGCGGGTTGCCCGGCGCGGTGTAGACCAGATCGATGCCCAGCGAATCGCACAGCGTGCGCACCGCGCCCGCGATGTTGCCGCTGCCGACGTCCAGCACGAGGCGGCGCGGCACGCCGTACATCGTGCCGCCGTCGCGCTGGGTCAGCGTGTGGATCAGCGCGAGCAACACGTTCGCCGCGCTCTCCGCGCCCTGGACGTAGCACACTTCCAGCGCGCCGGAGGCGTGGTCGGTCACGACATAGCGCCAGATGCGGCGCTCGTTGATCGCGACGAAATTCGCCGGCTTGCCGCGATAGAACTCGCGCTTGGTCATCACCTGCGCGCCGGAGTCGGCGAGGTAGAACTGGCGCGAGACCGATGCGTCGATCTGCCAGGTCTCGTTCGGGTGCGCGCTGGATAGCGCCTGCGCGCGCGTCTCGGTGTGGACCTGGTCGACCGCGAAGCCGTATGCGCGCATCGCGCGGCGAATAGCGCTGATCGACAGCGCGAAGAACTCGCCGGTCGCGGTGTCGACGCGGCCGGCGACGATGCGCCCGTTCGCACGCAGCAACGCCACCGCCTCATCGAGCGGCAGCGTGCCGGTGCCCGTCTCTCGGCGGGTGCTCTCGACCGTCGCGCGGATCAGCGCGGCCTCAGCCCGCGTCAGCGTGCAGTCGCCGCGATCGCTCCGGCGCTTGCGCTCCTTTGGCGCGCGCAGCTCGGCCACGCGCGCATAGAGCGTCGCCACACTGATACCGAGCGCGGCGGCAATGGACCGCGCCAGGGCAGTCCGCGCACCGCGCGGCGCGTTGTCGAGCTGGTTGGCGATCATGGCGAGGTCCACGGTGGTGAGGTCAGCCGACGACGTAGGCGTCGCGGACGGCGCGGAGCGACAGCTCTAGGCGACTGATCGCAGATGCGATGTGCACCTGCGCTTGCGCCGCGTGCTCATCGCCAGCGTCATCGAGCAGGGCCTGCACCGCGCCGGCGAGGGCGGCGGTCGCCCGCTCAGCGCCGTAGTCGCCGAGCTGCCTTTCGATCGCGGCCACCACCAGATCGACGTCTTCGCGCCGCGCGGCCAGCTTTTCGTCGATCGGCAGCGCCGACCATTGACGGCGCAGGCGGGTGTTCTCGCGCTTCAGCTCGTTGGCCGCGAACGCGTCGGCGTCGTGCGCTTCCTTCGCGTCGTCGGCCTTTTTCTCCAGCTTGCGGATGCGCTCGCGCAGCTCGCGAACGCTCATGCGGTCCAGCTTGTCGAGCGCGATGCCGCCGAGCTCCGCCCCCTCGGCGATCTCGTCGAGGGCCTCGTCGTCGAGCGACATCAGCTCGGCGACTTTGCTCGGCCCGGCGCCAACCAGCGCGGCGCGCGGTGTGCCGGAGAGATCAGACCCGAGGATCCGAATTGCCGCCGCCATCGCGCGCTGCGCGAGGCGGGGATGGATGCTCAGCTCGTCGAGGCGTCGCGCGAAATCGCCGTGGTCGCAGATGCGCTTGAGCGCGACCAGCTTCGCGGCCATCTCGAAATACGCGAGGTCTCCACGCGCCTTGGCGTAGCGGATCTCGTCCGTCAGCGTGTCCTTGTCCACGGACTCGCGGCGCAGCGACGTGCGCATCTGCTCCTCCCACCGCCGCACCTCAGACTCGATGGACGCAACCGCCAGGGGCGTCTTCGACACCACGTCAGGTCCCACCGCTTCTACCGACTGCAACTTGCGTGCTCCCACATCACTCTCCTGTTGTTGTCGCGGAAATCTTCTTTCCGCTGTCGTAATCAAATGCGACGACGTCGTCGCATTTGCCCTATGTCGGCTCCCTCGTGTATCGGTTGCGCATGTCCGCCATGCGCTGCTCCAGGCGTGCCATCTCGGCCTGGTGCGCGTAGGCGATCTGCACCGGCCGCGGCGACAGGCGCCAGCGGTCCTCGGCGCCCGGCACGCGCTCGACCCAGCCCTCGGACTCAAGGCCCTGCAGGTCACGCAGCGTGGTCGGGCTGGACTGCTCAACGGCTGAGGCGACGGCCTTGAGGCGTGCGCCGTCGAACGTGTGACCTGCCAGGGCGAGGATCACCCGCAGCGCGCGGCTCACCGCTCCGGTGGCGGCGCTCACGCGGCCACCTTCTGCGACAGACGAATCGAGGCTTCGACGATCCGCCGCTTGAGCGCGCCGCCCTTGGGGCCGGTCCACGAACCGATCAGGACCATGCGCGCGTGCTGGTGGTGGACGCCGTGCTCTCGGCACCAGCGACCGAGACTGGCCCCGGCAGCGACGAAGCGCGCGCGCGTTTCGAGGTACAGGTCACGGCTGGGTGCCGAGCCTGCGTCGATGATGGCCACTCGTCGGCGCACTGTGATGCCCCTCAGTGCCACGCGCCTGACCGAAATTCGACGAGCGCGGCTCATGCAGCCACCCGCTCGATCTGAGCTGCGCGAACGATCTCGGCGCGCAGCTTGCGCGCCTTGGGTCCGTCCCACGATCCAGCCAGCGCCATGCGCGCCGCCGTTGGTTGCACCTTTCGCGACTTGCACCAACGCCCAAGCGACGAGCCTTGAAGTACGAACCCCGCCAGCGCTCGCCGAAGGAGCTGTTGTGAGGGTTGGTGGTGTTCCATGGGCTACCATCCATTTCCGATAAGCAAGCGGAATGGATTGTCAGTTATGAAAAACGATAAGTCAAGCCCTATGGCTTATGAAATTCAATCATTGGCGTCCCGCCTCCGCGATGAGCGACAGCGACTCGGTCTTACGCAAGCCCAGCTCGCTGACAAAGCCAACGCAGGCACGATGACGGTAGTCGGCTGGGAGGGAGGGCGATCGACACCAAAAGCGCTACAGCTCGCGCTCTTATGTCGCCACGGAGTGGACCCTCTGTACGTCTTGACCGGCGTTCGCGCAATGAGCTACCCCGGTCGCAGCGAAGAGGATCGCCTTGCTGCGGAGAGAGCGGTTGATTTAGCGTTCGCGCTGCCTGTAGAAGACCGCGAGATGTGGTTCACGCACGGCGACGCATTCCTCCATCGCGCGATAACGCAGGGTCGCGCCAGCATCATGAGAAGACAGCATGCCGAGCCACCGGCGTTCCTTCGCAAGCCGAGCGACGCTTTGCACGAGCCGGCCACCAGCTACCCAAAGAAGAGGGCCTGACATGCGAGCACTCATCGCCGCCGCGCTGATCGTGGCCTGCAGCCTCTCGCATGCCGCGGAGCTTCCGCGGGACATAGTCGGCGTCGAGCTTGGGGCCACTCTCAGCCTGCCGAAATGCGGCTTCAGCCTTGGGCGAATCAAGACCGCGTGCGTGGAGACGGGCATGAACCCGCGACAAAGCCACGACTCCAGCGCTGAATGGCTAGAGCTTCACCTTCCTGACGTTCCACCTGGATTCCTGGACAAACCGTGGATCTTGGTTATAGACGGACAGGTCGAGCGAGTCGAGTTGATGACTCGCGGAATCGACTGGCAGCAGAGCGTGCTCGCTTCGCTGATTGACAAGTACGGTGAGCCGCACGAACTGAAGAACGCATCGTCGCAGAACGCATATGGTGCTTCGTTCGACGTCGTCGAGGCGCAGTGGACGAGCGAAGCTATCAGCGTAATCTTCGACGGCGCCTTCGGCTCTATTCGCTACGGCCGCGTGTGGGTGGAGACGCCCGCCGCCAAAGCATTTGACGAATCGGCGGACGCAGCCGCGCGCGCCCGCGAACCCCGCCTCTAACCCCGCCGCAGCACCCGCTGCGGCACTCGCAGCGGGAGATCATCCAGTTAGGCCTCTCCGTGCTCGAAGAGCGCGGTTTGTTGTTGTGCCGCTTCCAGCCTTCGGCATGCCGCGCTAAAGAAGCGTTGGTCAATTTCGCATCCGGTGAAGCTGCGGCCAGTCGTCACGCAGGCCACGCCGGTGCTTCCGCTGCCCATGTAGGGGTCAAGCACCATCGCGCCGGTCGGCACTTTCGCCATGTCCAGACACCACCGCATCAGCGCAATCGGCTTCTGTGTCGGGTGCGCTACGGTCTTGCCGTCGTTCTCCGCCTTCCTCGACGGCGCAGGAAACTGCTTGCGAAACGCGTAAACCCCATAACCGCCCTTCATCCACGCAATCTCACAGTCGCTCAGAAACGTGCCGAACAGGTGATCTGCTTTTTTTAGCCACACCAACGTGGTCCCCTTCGGCAGCCGCTGCGCATAGTGGTTGCTTCCCCACAGCACCACGCGGGGGAAGTCCAGCCACCGCAGCGGGTTAAAGTCGGCCGCATCGCCTTCGATGTCGCCCCAGTCTGCCCGGCCTGCGCCTCGTTTCCGCCCGCCGCCGGTGAACCGCGTGCTGTCCGTGTCGTGCGCCATCCCATAGGGCGGATCGCTCACCAGCGCATCGGCCCTCAGGCCCTGCAGCTCGCGGTTGTCGCCGTGGTACAGCGTCGCCAGTCCAATGTGCTCAACCTTCATCTGTTTCTCCAATACGAGCCCTAGCCTCGCCGCAGCACCCGCTGCGGCACTCGCAGCGGCAGGTCGTCGAGGTCCAGCATTTCGGGCGATGGTGGGCGGTGCGCGCGGAGCTTGGCGGTGCTGTCAACGTGCGCACTGGTGAGGTGCCAGGTGCCGCAGTGCTCGCAGCGATACACGCCGCTCTTGCGGCGCCGATGCTTGCGCGCGTCGATCTCATCGCGCGCGGCAATAGCCTCGCTGCGCGTGAGCATCCATTTGCCGGTGACAGAGCAGCGGCGCACTACAGCAGCCGCCGGCGGCCGGCGTCAGTGAGGTCATAGACGGTCTCGCCGTTGATGATCGTCGACGTGATGCTTCCGTCGCGGAGCATTCCGCGCAACCAGTACGTGGTGTCAGCGAGCATCTCGTCGATGGCACGGCAGATATCGACCGCGGTCGAAGGGCCGGTGCGCCTGAGCACCTTGGCAATTTGCACCTCTGCAGACCCGAGACTCACCGCGGCCACCACGTGCTGCAGTCACTGCCGCGAATCGGGCACGCGCGCTTCGGCCCGCGCTCGGCGCGGCCTGCGGTGCACACCTCGCTGATGCGTCGGTTCACCTCGATGTAGTCGATGCCGGTGTGCTGCGCGATCTCCGCGCACGTCAGCCCTGGCAATGCCGCGATGCACTGCGCGATGGCCTCCTGGTTGGCGTGGCGCTTGCCGCTGCGCGTGTGCCGCTCCTCGGCGGTGTAGCTCGTTTCCGGGTCGTCGCGGTGCGATGCGGGCGTGCTGATGCGTGGCATCGGCTGCGCAAAAAGGTCCGCAGTGCCGTGCATGGACATGGCCGTCTCCTCGGTCTCGCGCCAATCGCGGCGCAGCCGCGATTGCACCCATCGCGCCCCCGGAAGTCGCGCGGAACGTGGACCGCGCGACTTGACTTGCGCGCGCGCGGACACTGGCAGAGCTACAGGGCGTCACCTCCTCCTGACCGGCCGCAAGGCCGGTCCTTTTTCGGAGCCGAACATGAGCGCGATCCGCGAGCGACTGACTCAACACGTGGCGTCGGCCAAGCGCCGTCTCGCTGCCATCCATCCCAACGCGGTGATCGTGGGCGCGGCTGCATTGCTGCTGCTGATCGCCGTGCTCAATGCCGCGAAGCTGCCGCTGCTCGCGTGGGGCATCGGCAAAATGCTGGTGTACGCCTTCGTGGGCGACTGGATCGACCGCAAGATTTTCCCGGACGATCAACCGCGCGACTTGAAGGGCATCGAAGAGGGCACTGCGTGGAAACGCAAGACGATGATCGTCGCGGCGAGCATCGTGGCCTCGGCGTTCCTGCCGTGAGTACGCGCAAGCTCGAACGCCTGCGCGGCATCGCGCTGGCGCTGGTGATCGCCGGCTTCGTGGTGCTGATCGGCTTCGCGCATCACGCCGATGCATCGGGCGGCGAGGCGCGGCAGACGCACCTCAACGTGCGCATCCCGAGTGCGAGCTGGCAATACCAGCGCGCGGTCAACGCGGCCGCGGCGGAGTTTCAGGGCATCCATGCCAACCCGGCGCGCCTCGCTGCACTGCTGCACCAGGAGAGCGCCTGGAATCCACGCGCGCAGTCGCCGTTTGCGGTGGGTCTGGCGCAGTTCGTACCGAGCACCGCCGAATGGCTGCCCGCGGTGTGCCCCGAGGTGGGGCGCTTCGATCCGTGGGACCCACTGCAAGCGGTGCGCGCGAGCGCCTGCTATCAGCGCCATCTGTATCGCTCGATCCGCGACACCGCGGACGAGTGCAACCGCTGGGCGATGGTGCTGGGGGCGTACAAC